AAGGAGCGCTGTAACCCCAATCCAAAACCAACCCCCCCCCTTAACAAATGCCCGCTACACTCATCACTTCCCAAACTGGCATCCGCCAGGATCTCTCCGACCTCATCGCGGTCGTAGACGCAAAAACCTGCCCCGTCATTTCGATGGCGAAAAAAGGCGCAGAGCCCATCAACCCCCTCACACAATGGCAAGCCGACGCATTCAATGCGGCAACGGTCCCCGCTGGCGTGCTTTCGAACACAGATGTCTCCTCATCCGACTTCGTGGACAACGCTGCCAACCGCGTGCTCCTCTCAGCCCGCATCCAGAAGTTCCGCGAAGTCCCATCCGTGGACGATCTCGCGCAGCATGTCTCCGAAGTTGCCGGTATCGGCAAAAAGAAAGAGATGGCCCGCGCCGTCAGCAAATCCCTCGAGCAAATGAAGCGCTCGATGGAAGCCGCATTCTGCTCCGACCAAGAAGGCGTCGAGCAATCCGGCGCGACCCCCTACAAGACCCGTGGTCTTGGCAAGTGGATCCAGAACGGCGCTCAGTCCGACCTCCCCGTCAACTCCGCCTACCGCACCCCGACAGCGTCGATCAACACGACCGTCACGGCCTCGCTCACTGAGAACAACATCCAGGATATGTTGCAATCCCTCTACGAGCAGACCGGCAAAGCACAGACCTACAGCCTCGTCTGCGGGCCTGCCCTCAAGCGCCAGTTCACCTCGTTCACACGCACCCAGTTCGCTTCGACAAATGTCGCCAGCGCCATCCGCGTGTTGAATCAAAAAGACAGCTCCAAAATCGTCAGCACCGTTGACATTTTCGAGGGCGACTTCGGCACACTCGAGCTCATCCCATCGCTCTTCCTGGCGAAGGACGCAACCGTGAACCCAGCCGCCGTGCAGAACGGCCGTGGCTATGTCCTCGACATGGACATGGTCGAGCTCCGCTACAACCGCAAGCCCCGCTTCCAAGAACTGGAAGACCGTGGCGGTGGACCACGCGGCATCGTGGACGCGATCTGCGCCCTCTGCGTCAAGAGCCCTCTGGCTCTCGGCAAGTTCGCACCGACTGCCTAAGACAGCCTCCCCCGCATAGGCACAGGAGGGGCGCTCACACCCTCCAGACCCAACCCCGAGCGCCCCTCCCAATGCGGGACACTTTCCAAAAAAAATGTCCGACCTCGCAGTAGAACTCGAAGCCGATCTCGGCGACCTCGCCCCGCTGGTCACTGAGGAACTCCGCACCGGCTGGCACGCCAGCATGGTCAACGCCGAGATGCGCCAGCAGCGGATCAAGGCCGCCAGCGACCGCATCGCCGCAGCACGCAGCACGGTGGAAGGCATCGGCCAGCACACCATGAGCGTCGATTTCGATTCCTACATCTACTGGAACAACCTCCTGCCCGGTTGTTGGAAGGACAAAGGATTCCGCGAGGAATTCAAAAAAGCCAACCCCCACACCGTCGTCACCACCACCGCCAAGCCGACCATCGTCGTTCAATGAAATCCTCCGCCATTTCAGAAATCATCGGCCTCGTCGAGCAAGCGGAGACAGACGCAGCGAACTACTGGTCGCGGAAAAATCTCAACTACAACCAGCGCTTCTGCCTCTGGCCAGGACAAGACGACACAGGCCGCAAAATCTCGTCGAACCTCGGCAAAAACGCATTCCCATGGGATGGGGCTTCCGACTCCCGAATCCGCCTTTCCGACATGCTCATTAACGAGCGTGTCCGCCTGCTCAAGAATTCCTTCGGCCGCGCCCGCCTTGCAGTCCTACCCACCGAATCCACCGATATCCACGCCGGGAAAAAAGTGGAGACCGTCATCCAGTGGATCCTCAATTCGCACTGCGCCGCCATGACCAAGCGCGAGATCGAACTCGCCGCAAACATCCGCGAGACCTACGGCCTCGCCGTCATGGGCGTTTTCTGGCGCCGCACCACTCGCAACGAAAAACTCACCTTCACGCTCGAGTCCCTCCAGATGCAATACATGGAGACCGGCGACCCGGCTATTGCCATGATGATTGAGGCGATCCTCGATCCCACGCAGGAAGAATTCGTCGCCCGCGAGATGGAAAATTTCCTTCCAGGACAAGGCACCGCCGCCAATGTCCGCAAGCTGCGCGAGACCGGAGCGTTTGAATACGACTCGCCCTACATCTTCGAGAACCTGCCCGATTGGCAAGCCTACGAGCCGTGGGAGGACATCATCTTTCCGCCCTCCACCTACGACCTCCAGCGGGCACCCTTCATCGCCTGCCGCGAGCTCCTCCGCGAGGACGAGATCCGCGAGCGCGAGATCACCGAGGACTACGACCCCCGCTGGATCGAAGAAGCCGTCAAGCACACCGGCATCTCTCGCCGCACCGGGCGCAACATGTATCGCATCACCGACACATTTTTGCTCTCCGACGACCGCGACCTGATCGAGGTCTGGCGCGTCTACCAAAAAAAGTGGAACGAAAAACTCGGCGCCATGGAGGTCATCTGCACCCACCTGCATCCGAGCGTCAATGATCTCGTCGCCAAGAGCGAGCCAATGGGCTACGAGCACGGCCACTATCCTTTTGTAGAGCTGCCACTCGAGCGCACCAGCCGCCCACTCATCGAGGCCCGAGGCGTGCCCGAGCTCGTTGCCACCCAGCAGAGCGAGATCAAGGTGCAGCGCGATTACAGATCGGACCGCGCCTCACTGACCATCCTTCCCCCGCTCAAAGTCCCCGCCAACCGAGGCAAGATGGAGATCGTCCTCGGCCCCGCCAAGCTACTCCCCGAGCGCCGCCCCGGCGAATTCCAATGGATGGCCCCGCCTGTGAATGACATGGGCACCATCGAAATCGAAGCCGCCACACGGCGCGATGTGGACGAGTATTTCGGCATCCCCCGCGCCGACATGGCCCCGCAGCGGGCACTCCTCGCCCAGCAGGATCTGGTCGATACCTGGCTTGCAGACATGTCGCTCATCCTCGGCCAGACCTTCCAACTCTGTCAGCAATACCTCGACGACATCCAGTTCGTGCGAGTCGCCGGCGGCCTACCCACCCCCTTCCGCGCCAGCCGCCAGGATATCCAAGGCAAATACGACATGAAGCTCGACTTCGACGCCCGCACGCTCGACTCCGAAGCGCTCAAGATCAAGCTGCAAGGACTCACTCAGCTCATCCCTCTCGACACGCAAGGTGTCATCGACCGCGCCGGACTCGTCAAATTCCTCTTCGGTTCCATCGACCCAAACCTCGCCGGCCTCCTCATCCGCGATGCCGAAGCCGCCAGCCAACAGGAGATGGACGACGAGCAAGTGCAATTTACCAAAATCGCCGCTGGCGCCGAGCCACCGCTCAAGAGCGAGGGCCAGAATTTCCAACTCCGCCTGCAAACCCTGCAAAACATCGTGCAGAGCAACCCAGCCATCCAGCAACGCCTCCAGCAGGATCAAATTTTCGCAGCCATGTTGAACGCCCGCATGGAGTCCTTCAGCTTTCAAGTCCAACAACAACAAAACGCCCAAATCGGCCGCGTCGGCGCCCAGCCCGGCCTGCAAAAAGTCGCCGAGGAAATGCAAGGAGGCCCGCAGTGAAATCCATCCCCTACAAAAAAGTCCGCGACGGCGTGATCTCCCGCATGGGCATCGACCCCGACCAGCCGCTCATGGCCTCGCAGGCCACGGCGCTCGCGGAGTATCTCACCACCGCTGCCGCCACCGCTTGGACCTTCTTTGATTGGCCCGAGGTTTATCTCACCGAAGAGCGCACTCCGAATGGCTCGGCTTGGTTTGCTACTGGCTATGTTTACCAATCGGCAGTCGTCGGCACCATTGCCTACTTTGGCCGCGCCCCGTCTGGTTCTGAGACCAGTGACCTCGTTTGGCGCGTCAAGAAAATCACAACCACCGACAGCGGTGATGTGGTCGCGGTCGAGACGGCTGTGGATATCGCGTGGGATGCCCGCGCATCGGCCACCTATGCGGTTTCTACAAATAACGACGCCGAGATTCCCTACATCCTATTCGACCAGGATAACCTCTCGCCCATCGGCGAGATCATGGCCATCTGGGACGCCGACCCGACGAGCGGAGCCTATGCCCGCAAGGTGCGGTATTTACTCAACGAGGACCGTGTGCTGCTCATCGATGCAACAGGCGAGACCGGCAATGTGTGGGTGCAGTTCCTGCTCCCGCAACCTCGCTTTACGACAGACGATTTTTCCGTAGCCACCGCCTACGCAGCCGGAGATATCGTGTTCTACAACACCACCGGCGATTGCTACATCGCCCGCCAATCCACCACCGGCAACCTCCCCACCGATTCGGAATACTGGCGTCGCTACCGCATCCCCGCGTTCTTGGCCGATTACCTTAAATTTTACGCACTCGCTGAAACGCTTTCCGAGGACGGCCAGATGGATAAAGCCAACTACCAGTTTGCTCGCGCCGAAGGAATCCTGCAACAGCGCATGGACGACGCCTGGCTCCGCAAAGGCCAAGTCCGCACCTACTCCGCCCGCTTCCAATAACACCCCCTTGACAGCCCACCCCTATAATAAAAGAAGACATGAGCAACCCCACCGTTCAGATCGCCGCCCGCAGTTCCTCGGGCATCGTGCAACCCGTGCAAGCCACACCAGATGGGGCTCTGCGAGTCACCACAGGTTTTGCAGTTCCTCTTTACGACAAGTTTGAAATCTTCAAAGTCGGAGCTACTAACAATACCGATTTTACAGAATATAGCTTCCTCGGCACCGCAGTCGCCCGCATCCGCATGACCTATTTCGGTGGCGTTCCCGCGACTGACAACGCCCAGCTCCAGACTTCCTTCATTCAGTATCCTCCGTTCGCGTAACCATGTCGCAAATCTCCTTCGATCCCCTCACAGGAAACATGGTCAGCACGACCGCCCAGGTGGCGCAGCTCGACTCCTCGGGCCAAGTCTCGAGCTCGATGATCCCGGACGATTTTGACGATGTGCAGAGGTTCGACACCGTGGCCGCCTTCCCGCCCGAGGGCGTCGTAGCCCGCATCTATTTTCCAGCCGATACCAACATTCCCCACCGTTGGGATCCGCCCACCCTTTCCTACATACCCATCGTCGCCGATTCGGATGGCGGTGAGTTTTGAAGGAGTAACCCCGCAGTAACAACCCCCCCATAGAAAGCATCCAATAACATGCCCTCAAACATTCGCATTAAACGCCGGTTGACCGGTGCAGCCGGAGCTCCTCCAAGTCTCCTCTCAGGTGAGCAAGCCTACAACAAAGTGGACGGCGTCCTCTACATCGGCGACGGCTCCGCAGTCGTGCCAGTAGGCGGAAGCCACTACGCGACCGCAGCAGCCCTTGCTACCGAGTCCAGCGCACGCGTTTCAGCCGTATCGGCAGAAGCCAGCCGCGCCACCGCAGCGGAATCCGCCCTCGGAACACGCATCGATAATGTCCTCAGCAATGTGGACGGTGCAGCCCTCGACTCCCTCACAGAGGTTGTCTCGGCCTTCCAATCGGCAGACAGCACGCTGAATGGTGCTATCACCAGCCTCGCTTCCAGCGCTTCCAGCGCCCTGACAGCAGAAGTCAACCGCGCCACCGCAGCCGAAGGCGTCATCGCCGCGAATCTTGCCACCGAGATCACCGACCGCGCATCAGCGATCACGACCGTCCAATCGAACATCAACACCGTTGCAGGCAATCTCTCCACCGAGACATCCGCACGCACGAGTGCTGATTCCACATTGACCTCGAACCTCTCGAGCGAAATCTCGCGTGCGACCGCCGCTGAAGGCGTCATCGCCGCTAACCTCGCCACCGAGATCACGGATCGTGCTTCAGCAGTGACCGCAGTGACCAACTCGCTCAACAGCGAGATTTCCCGCGCCACAGCAGCCGAAAATTCTCTCGATTCGCGTCTGGACGCCATCGAGGCAGAAATCGACGGCGGCAGCTTCTAAGCTCCCTCCCTCCCCACAGCGGTGGCGCGGTTCATCCCGCGCCATCGCTCCACGGGGCCCCTTTCTTAAAACTTAATCCTTAAAACTTAAAACTTCCCTCATGGCCACGGTCCTCAAGCTCCTTCGCACCACGGTTCCCGGCCGAGTGCCCACCGCCGCGCAAGTGGCCCAAGGCTCCCTCGCCCTCAACCTCGCCGACCGGCGTCTGTATTCCAAAGACCACACCAACGAAGTCTTCCGCCTCGCCCGCCCCCGCGACCCCTCCGACTACCAGCTCCTCCACGCCGTGGACGGCGACCATCTCTACCTCGGCCGCCTCGCCTGGGCAGACTTCCCCGCCACCGGACCCGCCGAGGATTCCACCGCCTGGACCATTTACAAAATCACCACCAACTCCGCAGGCGATGTCGTCTCGGAGCAATCCGCCACCGGCGCGTGGTCTTCCAAAGAATCTCTCACCTACAGCTAAAACATGATCGCAAACGCACTCCCTCGCCCTCTCACCGCAGGCTCAGTTGACAACGCCATTCTCCGCGCAGACGGCACGGACGGCACAATCCTGCAAACATCAGGCATCAATATCGATGATGCTTTAACAGCGACTCAGGCAAACATTGCAATCACCAACCAACATTCGGGGCAGACTAACTCCGCACTCGTTCTCACGCCAAAAGGCACGGGCGCTCTGATCGCAGGACCAAAACCAGACGGCACTGCCGTTGGCGGTAATGCAAGGGGATCAAAGGCAATTTGCTTAGTTGGGGATCGCTCTGCCGCAACTCAAGTTGCAAGCGGTGCGGATTCGGTTGCTATTGGAAGAAGGGCAACAGCCGCAGGAGCAAGTTCAATTTCAATTTCTGGCAATGCCAGCGGAGGGAACAATTGCATCGCGATTGGAACATCTGCAACAGCAAGCGGAAATCAATCGATTGCGATTGGAACTGATAGCGGTGTAACCGCGTCAGGTGATCGCGCAGTTTGTATTGGCGGGCAATATACAACTGCTTCGGGCACTGGCTCGGTTGCCGTAATTGGTGGAGGGGCGCAAGCCACAGTCTCGGCGCAATACGCTGGCGTATTTGCTGGCCATGCCGCAGTTGCAGACCGCATAGGGATGAATGCTCACGCAGTCGGAGCTTTTGCAGTCAACGGAGATGTGCAGCGAGCAAGGTTTGTTTTGAGACGAAAAACAACAAATAACACAGCAACTGAGCTTTTACTTGATTCCTCGACAAGGTTGACAATCCCGTCCGGCAAGGTTGTCGCTATGACAATCAACATTGCTGGCGTGTCCAGCACAGGCGCGGCGGTCGCTCACTACATTCGCCAGTATGCTCTCAAGAATGTCGCTGGCACGACG